AAGAAATGGATAAAATGGTGGGAATATGATGAGCCTCCAACATGTGATTTCATACTGCAAACCTATGATACTGCTTTCTCCACACGAACTACGGCTGATTTCTCTGTCATTCAAACATGGGGCATATTCTCCATGTACGATCAAGATGAGGAAGGAAAAGAAAACTACATATCCAATTTAATTCTTCTGGGAAATATTAAGGGAAGGTTTGAATATCCTGAACTCAGACGTATGACACAGATCATGTATAAGAATTACAAACCGGATGTGTGCATCATAGAGAAGAAAGCCAGTGGACAGTCCCTCATACAAGACATGAGAAGGAGTGGTCTTCCTGTCAGGGAATATCTTCCCGACAGAGACAAGGTTAGTCGTGTCTATGCAGCTTCTCCCATGTTGGAAACAGGACGAGTATGGATACCCAAGAATAAGAAATGGGCAGACGATCTCATGGAGGAACTCATACAGTTTCCCAATGCAGCCCATGATGATCAAGTGGATGCCCTGACAATGGCAGTTCATTACATGAGAGAGTCATGGCATCTCACACATCCTGATGATCCTGAATTGGAGGATGAACCTAGAAAACAGAAACGAGTTACATATTGGAGGCCTTAATTTAAATAAAGGCTTGCATTCCACTCTGTTTTGATGTATAATAGTGTAATGGGGAAAATTTATGGCAAATAATAATCCAGCTTTAACAACATTATTACAAGAGTTAATAGCATCTAGTAGAGAAACTCTTCCTATTCCAGAAGGTCTAACACCTCCCGGTACTCCCTCTGTAGCTATGTCTGAACCCAGACCAGAAAAATCTATGATGGAACGGATAAGTAGATATATTCCTCCTGAATTAAGAGAACTAGGAAGAAGTATAGGCAGTACTGGGATTGCACAAGAGTTTAAAGAAGCTCCGATTGGAACTACTCTAGAATTTGTTGGTCCCGGTGCAGATGTAAAAGTAATGAGAGAATCTAGTGCCAGAGTACTTCCAAGATTACTAGAAGGAGATATAACAGGAGGATTAGTTGATCTAGGAATTGCAGCAGCTTCTATTCCCATGATGGCTATACCGGGATCTTTAGCATGGCATTCTGGTCCTAAAAAATGGGCACCAGAACCAGAGTATCCACATGGTAGACCTAAACTGAGTGAAGCAGGAACTGGAGAAGGACATTCTATGAGAGGATGGGGTTTCTATGCTGGAGGAGCAAAAGGAACAGGAAAATCATATCAAGATAAGTTTACATATGGAGAAACACCATTTGTTTCACTATCTGATAAAACAATATTACCATCTATTACTCCACAAGGAAAAGTTACAAAAAAATCTATTAGTCTAGATGGCACAAAATTTGATCGTTCACTAAAACCTCACGAAGTAGATCCTGCATATCTTATACAAAGAAAATTAAATGCTCCTTCTTTTAAAGAAGAATTAAAATTTACATATAATAATAATATAAGTGAAGCTATAAAAGGAATAGCTGAAGATTATTCTACTAATTTTCCTCTTATTACACCTCGTATAAAATTTGCAAAATCAGAAGATACATCAAAATTTTTAAAAGCTATGAAAAGAATAAGTGATGATCCAAATCCTACTATTTCTCCTTCTGAAGTTCCTCTCTATAAAATGGATATTCCTGATGAAGATATAACAAATTTATTGGATTGGGAAAAGACTTTAAATCAGCAACCTCCTAAAGTTCAAGAAGCATTATTAAATGTAGATCCAAAAATACAACGTGGCATAGATACGTATGAGACATTAGACGGTACATATAAACCTGTTTGGAATGATCTTTTGGATGGTGAGTTTCCTATATGGGAAATTGATGAACAGGGAATAACACGATTAAGTGATATACACACAGGAGGTAGTCTTTACGAGACACTGGCAAAAACAGATGCACATGAGGCTTTACCTGCTGAACTTCCCGGCAGTTCGTGGTATAAACCAGATACATTTGAAAAGAAACATACATCATTATGGCTTAAATCATTAGGTATACCGGGACTTAAATATTTAGATCAATTTAGTCGTAAAACAGATCCTAGAGCACTTGGAGGAGTTTCTGCTAAAGAAGGAGCAACTCATAATTATGTTATATGGAATCAGGATGTTTTAAATCGTACTAAAATGTTAGAACGTAGTGGAGAAAAATTAGCAGCAGAAACAGAAAAATTAGTTCCTGTTTTTCCAAAACCAGAAAAGAAACAAGGTGGTTCCATAGTGGAACGTAATCCTTACACACACAACATGAGAGCAATATAATGGCAACAGAACGAAATCCATTTGATAGAATAGAGAAGGAACTAACAAATGTTGTTCCCATGAATCCTGTAGCTATGGGAGAGGAACAGGAAGCAACATTTGAAGTAGAACCTGACGGGGGAGTAATAGTAGATTTCTCCAGCACCATAGAGATGGAAGCTGAAGAGCCAATAAAGGAATGGTATGCCAATCTTGCAGAGAAACTGGATGATGATGAACTCAGTAAGATTGCAGAGGATGTCTATAACAATTATGATTCCGATAAAAGTTCCCGACAGGAATGGGAATCCATGTTTGAAAGGGGCTTTGATCTTCTTGGTCTGAAAATACAGGAAGGAACAGAACCATTTGAAGGAGCTTGCACGGCTGTACATCCCCTTCTCATAGAGTCAGCAGTTAAGTTCCAAAGTAAAGCATCTCAAGAATTGTTTCCCTCTGGAGGGCCAGTAAAGACACAGATACTTGGTAAGTCAACCCCAGAAAAGGAAATGCAAGCCAATCGTGTCAAGAATTTCATGAACTATCAACTCACAGAGCAGATGCCAGAATACTTTGATGAGTTTGAAAGGATGTTGTTTCACCTTCCCCTGATTGGTTCAGCCTTTAAAAAAGTTTATTATGATGCAAGCCTGAAACGTCCTGTTTCTGAGTTTGTTCCCATTGATCAGTTCTATGTATCTTACTATGCCAGTAATCTCAGAACAGCAGACAGATACACACATGTAATTTATCGTAGTCCAGTGGATCTTGCCAAGGATGTTCGTGCTGGTATTTATTCAGACATAGAACTTCCAGATGCTACCAATCCAGAACCAACAGCTTTTGCCTCCAAGATGGATACAATTCTGGGTTTGTCTCCCACATCAGATACAGATCCTCAATATGTCTTACTGGAACAACATTGTTTTCTAGAGATCGAAGAACCTAATTCGGAAGAAGGAATTGCTTTGCCATACATTGTAACAGTAGAGCAGCAATCTAGAAAGGTTCTTTGTATACGTAGAAATTATAAATCAGAAGACAAAAATAAGGAACGAGTATCTCATTTTGTTCATTATAGATTTGTTCCTGGTTTTAGTTTCTACGGTTTTGGCCTGATGCACTTCTTAGGAAATTTGACTATGAGTGCAACAGCAGCAATGAGAAGCCTCATTGATGCAGGTCAATTTGCGAACCTGCCAGGAGGATTTAAGGCCAAGGGTGTTAGAATGGTTGGCAACAACGATCCAATTAGCCCTGGTGAGTTTAAAGAAGTTGAAGCTACAGGAATGGACTTGGCGAAGGCTATCGTTCCTCTTCCTTATAAAGAGCCTTCCTCGACACTGTTTCAAATGCTCGGATTTGTAACAGCAGCAGGTCAGAAGTTTGCCGACAGTACAGAACAAGTTGTATCGGAAGCAGCTTCCTATGGTCCTGTAGGGACAACAATGGCACTACTGGAAGCCTCCAGTAAATTCTTCTCTGCAATTCACAAGAGACTACACAAGTCTCAAAGAGATGAATTTAGGATACTGGCTCACATAGATTATGATTATCTACCCAGTGAGTATCCCTATGATGTGCCGTATGAAAATCGGAATATTTTTAAATCTGATTTTGATGGAAAGGTGGACGTTATCCCCGTTAGCGATCCAAACATTCCATCCAATGCTCACCGTCTTATGATTGCACAACTTGCCCTTCAAATGGCACAGCAATCACCTCCCGGCATGTTCAATCTGGAAGCCCTGAATAGAACAATTCTAAGTGCTGCCAATATGCCCAACATGGAGGAAATACTTCCTCTCAAGCAAAAGCCCAAACCACTTGATCCTGTTTCCGATATCATGGCTGCTGTAAAGGGAGTGCCAATTGCTGCCTTCCCAGGTCAGAACCATGATGCCCATATTCAGGTCAAGACAGCCTACCTGCAAGATCCCATGAATGGAGCAAGTCCTATCATGCAAAGGATAAAACCTGTTCTGGAATCCAACATACAGGAACATATGGTTTTGAAATATCAGGAGCAGATGACAGGCATCACACAAATGGGTATGCAAGAAGTAGGACCACAAGCACCAAATGTAACGGAAGCTATCATGGCTCAAGCTGCACAACAGGTTCTCAATGCAAATCAGGCAATGGGTCAGGCACAATCACCGGAACAGCAACTGGTTGCCATTGAAGCTCAGAAATTACAGTTGGAGCAGGAAAAACTACAAATGACTGCTGCCAAGAATGCTGCCGATGCTGCCTTGGATGCCCAGAAACTTGAACTGGAACAGGCACAACTTACCATAGATTCTTTCGTGCAGGGACAGTCAACAGAACTCAAGAAAGAAAAGGCTGACATGGACAGAGCCAGTAAAGAAACCATGAAAGCCATTGATATTCTTTCCAAGATTACCATAGAGCAGGGTAAGATAGACAATACTAAAACAATGAAAGCTCTTGATCTCATGATCAGTACAACCCTGGAGCAGCAAAAAATTGATATGGATATAGATGAAGTCAGAACAAAAGCTCTGGAAAGAATTGCCTCCATGCAAGACAAGGATTCCAGAGAAAGGGATTTCAAGATGATAGATATAGTGAAAGAAGTTATTACCACGAAAAAGAAGGAGAAAGACAATGCCTAAGTATGGAGGGACTCACTATCCCAATGATGAAAAGAGTAAGACCAATGGATATCCCACTCATGTAAAGAATGATGACCGTGGAATTACCAATGGTTATCCAGAGCATGTTGCCAATAAAGATAATGGTCTTTATGGTGACTTTACCAAGCGTTCCATTGATGATGGTGGAGTTGGTGCCAGAGCACGCAAAGGTGTTCTAAACGAACGTCCCGATTCAGGATGGAAGTATCCAAAACCAGTAAGGTCATAAGGAGAAATAATTATGTGGACAGTCCCTATTGTAAAAGAAATTTCTGTAGGACTAGAAATTAATTGTTATGCATGTGCAGATATATGAAATTTTTAAATGATTTTGATATTACGTCTTGGATTGCTTTTGGAGTTCTTGCTTCAGTAATAGTGGTATTGGTTATATCCTGATGGAAATCTGGGACGAAGTAATAAAAGATTATAACGATGAGTTAAATAGATTCCGAAATGTATTGAGTGATGGTAATGCAGAAACGTATGCTCATTACAAACAACTAGTAGGGCATATTCAAGGAATTGAATGGTCCAGACAAACCTTTACGTCTATTGTTAAAAGTCGTATATATGAAGAAGAGGAGTAAATGCAACAGGTACAATTAGGTAACGCTATTAAAAACGATATGTGGATTACAGAGGATGAGATCAAAGATCCAAAGCCTCTGCCAGAACTACCAGGATATCATATTCTGGTAAGACCAGTAAGTATAAAAGGAATAACAAAAGGAGGAATAGTACTTCCCGATTCAACCAGGGATGACATGGCCTATCTTACCACGGTAGGAAAGGTTCTAGCCATAGGAGAGTTAGCCTATCAAGATGAGATAAAATTTCCCAATGGAGAGTGGTGTAAAGAAGGAGACTTCGTTTGTTATGCCAAACATGCTGGTCAGAAGATATTCTATAAGTCTGTCAGACTGATACTCTTGTTTGATGATCAGGTTATCTGTAGAGTAGAGCATCCCAGAGATCTTGATCCTACATTTAATTTAACAAGTGGGTCATAAAGACTTGCATTATGTCTGATTTTGTAGTATAATAGAGTAATACCGTAAATACGAATGCCTCGTAAGCAACGAAAGGAATAGAAATGATTGATAAAGAAGAATGGACAGAAGTGGATACCACTAGTTCAGAGAAAGAAGAAGATAAGGTCGAATTTGAAGTAGAGGAAGAAGAAGTAAAGGCACAAGCAGAGCCAGAGCCAAAAGAAGAAGTAAAAGTAGAACCAGAACCAGCTCCTAAAGAGGCAGAAGAGCCACAGGAATTGGATGGTATTGAAACAAAAGGTGCTCAGAAGAGAATTAGGCAACTAATAAAGCAAAGAAAAGATCGTGATGATCAGATTTCTCAGCTAGTTCAACAGAATGAAACTCTGAATACTCGTTTAACTTCCAGAGAACAGGAATTTCATAATATCAGTAAGTTAAATCTGGATGCAAATGAGAAACAGATCACAGATAAACTTGAATTAGCCAGATCAGCCTATTCTTCAGCCCATGAAGAAGGAGATTCAGGAAAGATATTAAAGGCACAGGAGTTTTTAAATGAAGCTCAAAATGATTTAAAAACACTGAATGTCACCAAAGCTCAGTTTAAAGATGTGCAGCCTCAGCCTCAGCCTCAGTATACACAAGAACAATTACAACAGTATGCCCAGGCTCAACAGAAACAGCAGCAATCTAAAGTAGATCCTCTGGCTGTGGAATGGGCAGGTAAATCAGAAAATGAGTGGTTTGGAAAAGACAGAGTAATGACAGCAGCAGCTCTTGCTCTGGATGCAGATTTAAAGGAACAGGGTTTTGATCCAAGTGATCCTGATTTCTATAATGAAATTGATAGTAAATTAAAAGAGAACTTTCCTCATAAATTTACTGTAAAAGAATCGGTGCAGGAACAACCGTCACAACCTGCTCAGGTGGTAGCTGGAGCTTCACGTTCAACTCCTAGCTCCAATAAAAAAGTAAAGCTAACGAAAGAAGATGTAAGGCTTGCTCAGAATTGGGGTATACCACTTGAACAATATGCTGCGGAAAAGCTAAAGGTAGAAAATGCCGATGGCGATTACACAGCAATTAAAACGTAACGTGGAGGTGAAATTATGACACGTATTGAAGAATCACGTAATTCTCAATTAAGGGAAAGT